GGGATTATCAGTATTCCGTTTAGCTGGTTTATGCTTAAGCTCATTGTTTACAAGTTCAAATTTGCTGTTTTCGGGTAATTCCCACCCACTATTAATGTACTGTAAAACGCGTGTAGCATGGCCGATCTCAAAACGACGCGTAGAGTTGAGAGTCGGCGCATACATTTCAATCATTGTTACTTTGTCCATGATTAGGTTGCCTCAGTATTAACAATATCATCAAGAGCTTGAAAATCATCCGGGATAACCATGACAAAATTGTCACTCCAATTTGGCTTCCAGCTCCATTCAATAGCGTTAGTGTCCGGACCATCAAGGCCGCCAAACGCCTTATCCCCTATAAATACTCCTGTTACAGGAATAGGGTAATACTCTAAGGCCGAAGCTGCTCCTGTAGGAAGGGCCTCGCAACCAATTCGTCCATTCGCATCAATCAAATACACTCCCACATTCTCACACATCATCTTTTTCAAGATCTTAATGATTGATTGCGGCAAGCTGTCAAATTGAGCGGTAAAAGTTGTAGGTTCTGCACCAATAACCTTAATGGCACCACCTGGTGTGGCATTCCCCCCACCATACGTTTTCTTTGCTCCAGGGGTTACTGTCGGGTTAGATACGTACGGAGTAATGACTACCCTCGTGCCATCTGCTGCCGACATAAGCGGTGTCCAAGAAGCTTTCTTATCAGGAGTGGCAATCTTGTTTCTCGTACCGGCTGTTGAAAAAACGCGCTGAAACATGATTTTGTTCACCTGGCCAAAGTCATCCAAGCATTCAGGAATACTAAATCCTGTAAGGGAGGCGGCTACCGGGCATGTGCAATTTAGTCCCATAATTATTCAAAATTAAGTGTTAGTAATTATATATAATTTAACAATCAAATATAAACAAAATTTTCATATATTATATATAATTACCTATTTTTATTCAGATTTTAACTTTTTTTAACATTAACCTGTCTGACCTTCTTCTGTTTGTCTATTTTATCTCGCATTTCATACGTGCCAGTCAACGCATCTGGGGCGTCATCATGCTGGCTGCGTTTCTTATTATCTTTACGATATGACATCAAGGCATTATAAAACTTAGGCCATCGTGTTGCCCAGTCCTCAGGCATGAGTGTCGTGTTCATCACCTCGGCTGATTGCGTGTGTATGCGCACGTACTTATTCTGCGACTGATTAAACCACGTCACCTTAGTCTTAAAATTTCTAAAGTCTATCTTCATTATGCGCATTACTGCTCTCGCGAACCCACGACCACCATTATTACTCTCTATGCGCGCTATGTCTGTCTTATTCACTGTGAGCATCTTGGCTGTGGCCGGCTCTGTTACCTCCATTGGATCTTGTGTATATATAACGTCTGTGACATAATTATACTCTGACCCCTTGATGAAGCATATCGAGCACAAATAGTCCGCGCCGGTGTCAGCAGTGTCCGTATAATTGCACCTCTTCATACCCTGCTCTACAGGTATGCTGGCGTAAGTATTAAAATGATCATACAACAAGCCTTCTTTAGGCTTCGGCTCTTGCATGTACTGCGTGTCGAATACAAAAGGGTCGGCTTCCCGTAGCTTCTTAAGCTCCTCTAAAGTATGCTTAAAAGGCCAGAGAGCCGACTCCTCGCCTGTGTCCGGGTCTGTCAAGATAGCAGGCAAAGAGAGGACATCCCACTCATCTGGCTCCGTCTCCAGCAGGTAGCCGCACAGGTCATGCTCATGCACGCGTTGCATAATTATAATAATAGGCGTGTTCCTCGAGTTCGTACGTGACCTGATGGTCGACTCAAACCGTTGGTTTATCCTCTCACGTATAGTGTCCGATAAGGCGTCATCTGGTTTAATAGGGTCATCAATAATGACTGCACCACTGAATACATTTGAATTAGCCCCAATAAGTCCAAGCTTGTTAAGAAAGTCATCATTATACTGCAACCACTCTTCGTCCAGTTCATCGGCCGCTACATCGTCAACCTGACCGGCACCAAACCCTGTTACCTGACCTTGGGTCGATACAGCATAAAACTCGCCACCTGCCACGGTTTTCCACCGCTCAGATGACGCTTTGTTAGCCTTCTCCAACGCAGAATCCGGGAACAATTCTCTATAGATAGGCAATTTCATTATCTCACGTATCTGGGCGGAGTTATCTTTAACCAGGGTATCTGAGTAGGACAGGTGCAAGAAATTGCATCGAGGGTTAAGAGCATAGCCTGCGCTGACGAACTGCTTTATAACTAACTCCGTCTTAGAGTACCTCGGGGCTACGTTAATCATAAGTCTCTTGATCCTGCCGTCAAGCACTCCTTCAAGCTTCTCGATTATAAGCTTGTGGTGCCTTGACATGACAAAGGACCGTTTGTGTTGTGCCCTGAACATAGCTTTTGTATGCTTCTCTAAAGAAGTAAGTAACTCTAACCGCAAGAGTTTAACCGCGTCAAGCCTTTGTGGGGTAGTATTCCGCGTCAAAGTAGTCGGGTCGGTAAGTTTTCTGCCTGTGGCCATGTTCATGCTCCTGTTAATGCTAATATCAGTCTTTCAACAACTGCTCTTTAATAAGCAGGTAGGCCTCTCGGCTGATAGTCTTTCCCGGGTTAATACCGGGTAACAATTCTTGTAACGCCGAAACAGGCCTTTCATCATTGACCGTGGTAGTCTGTGTCGGTTTACCGAATATCCTGTCCCACAGTTTTTCTACAGTGTCAAGAGACCCTACTTTCATATCAAGCTCAAGCGCCTTAATTATGATGCGTACGACCGCGGGGATGCGGGTATTATTGACCATAGCCTTCAACTGTTTTTCATTACACATCATAAGTGTAGATAACAGGTCCATCGTATCTACTTTAGTTAATTTTATAGACTCTTCGATGTTAAGGCGCTTGAGCAATCTTGCTATTTGGGGTGAAGACGTACCATTTAAATGGGCATATTGCCCAGTAAGCATGACATCTGTCTCTTCTGGATCAATAAGAGGGGTTTGAACTATCTTGTAGTCGTCTTGCTCGACCACAGTAGGAGTTTGAAGCTTAGCAACCACTTCGGGAGGGTATAACGGCTCCACATATTCACCGTTGTCATCAAACTCGGGTTCATACTCGGGACCGTATTTATTTTTATAGTATTTTATTTTAGCCTGTAGCTTACGAGCCTTAGCCCGACGCTCAGAGTCAAGTAGCTTATTTACTTGCTTTTTATGCATGTCGGCAATACTATTGACAACATTAGGATTACTGAGTATACCGCGATCAGGTACTAACTCTTCAAGCTTATCTTTTGTTGAGGCCATGCTAAAAATCAATAAAAAGTTACGCGTAAATGTTATAAACAAAGATAAATAATTTATTTTAATCTGGAAAATTATTTAAGCTAATATTTACTAAAATATCGACACAATTCTTATCTATCTGTGATGGGGGTTAAGTCCATAGGAGCCTCATTGTTATGTGCAAACCCATAAAAAATGAGCTCATGTGCTAACAAGTGTTAATAAACAATAAATAAAATTATTGTTTGAAGTCTAATTTATTGAAAATCAAATAGTTACAAGGCATTTCGGTCGATTTTCAAACAATAAACAATAATTCCTATATAACTTATAAATCATAAATTATAAATGTTCAGTCTAATGGATTTTAAAATATAAATGTTTTATAATAATTATTGTTTATATTGTTTAAAGGGTTGTAACGAATTGAAAATCAAATAGTTATGTCCAAACAATCTTTGTTTGATTTTGTTTATTATTGTTTGAAATCGACCTAATTTTAACGAATTTTAGCACTTTAGTTTGCCTCGAGATAAGAATTGTGCTAATGGGCCTTAGTACCTTTGTTAAAATATGTTAATAAGAAAATCGGCGTGACTGCTAATTTTAACGTATGCTAAAAAGAAATTCGGCGTTTTGATAAATGTAGCCTAAAAATTTTTTTGGAGCCTATGACATTAATACATAGAATTGTGTATGGGGCGTAAAAAATTTTTTGGAGGATAGGCTGTAAATACTTGGTTTTTTGGGAGCCCCCTCTCTACTATATATTATAAAGGGCCCGCTAATAAATGTTAAGGGGCCCTAATTTTTGTTAACAACCAAATAACTAAATAACTTAATAATCAAATAATACTTATTAAAAAAATTAATTAAGTAGTATACCAAATAATCTTATTAAATATATATCACTTATCAAAATATTTTAATAATATATATATCAAAATATCTTATTAAATATATATCACTTATTAAATTATTTCAATAATATATATATCAAAATATCTTATTAAATATATATCACTTATCAAAATATCTTAATATGTATATAATAAATAATCTTACTAAATATATATCACTTACTAAATATTTTTATTAATCATATATCAAAATATCTTATTAAATATATATCATTTAACAAAATATCTTAATAAGTTATATATTAAATAATCTTAATATATTTATATTGGTTATTAAATTATTTAGTTATATAAATATATATCAAAATATCTTAATATATTTATATTGGTTACTAAATTATTTTGTTTACATATATATAACAAAATATCTTATCAATTGTTTATTGCTTATTAAGAATATTTAATAAGATATAAAGTTATTAGCTTATTTTTGCCTTTATTTGCATACTTTTGCGGCTAAAGTAGGTTAACGCCAATAAGCTAAATTAACCTAATTGTCTTAATTATTAGTTTATTTTTGTATAACTTTTACTAATTATCATATACATTTTTAAATATCTCCCACTCTTATTAACCTATTAAATGTTAAATTTAGTATTTATTTAACGTTAATTAATATTCTCTTACAATATTTTTAATCTTTTTTAGCACACTTTGTAGTATTATTAAATATAATATTTGTAACTTAAGGTATTGAAAAAAAGGTAAACAATTAATTAACTTAAAAAAGTAAAAATTATGAACGAATTTATTAACGAATTATTGGAATCTTTCACACTTCCTAACATTGAAACTGGTAATTGTGAAAATCAGCTAAATTGTACGGAAATTAGCGAAGACTTGCAATTCTTTGCAGAACTTTGCCTTACCGAGGAAATTTGCTAAACTAACGCAAAATTTAACATTAATTAAACTAACAAGAAACTTAAACAAAAATTAACATTATGGTACAGTATTTAGAACTTACCAGCGATTTAACTTTACAATCGCTAAATTTTAAAGAAATTAGGTTAAAAGAAGGCCAACTGCTAACATGGACTGAAGTAGACAAATTAGTAGACAAAATTGGCGCTATTCGATATATTTCGCAAGTAAAGCCTAATACTCGCAAAGTAACGCTAAAAAGATCAGAAATATGTTACAAATCGGAATTTAGGAAACGCAAGTAAAACTTTGCAGTTACTAGCCTAGTAGCCGTTAAATTTGACGGTTATTAGGTTAGTATATGAAGGCTTGTGCAAAGGGAATTAGGCAAATATATGCAAATTAGGCCAGAAAACTTGGCCAGAAAACTTAAAAAAGGTTAA